CGTTCTCGACCGTTTGGCGGTTTCGATTAGTATTGCCGTAAAACTTGGCATCCTCTTCTAGCGCCCGGTCTACTTCGTCGTAAAACTCCCTCGTGCCGCCGAGCTCGGGCTTTAGCTGAACGATCTTGTTAGCCAGCCGGTCGGCGCGCTCGGTACGCCCGACATCGGAGCCGTACCAGTCGTTTCTCTCCATCCACGAAACAGCTTCGGGATGGGGCGCTGGTGCGGGCTGCGATACGGGGGTTGACCGAAGTTTGTGCAGGTCTTTATCGGCCTGGTTGAACTTGTCGCCATCGTTATCGTCGAGTGCTTGCTTGCGGGCATTCTCTAGTTTCGAGATTGCGGATTCATGTTCGATTGCCTGCTTGCGAAGCGCATCGTCCGAGAACTCCTTGAATTGCTTATTGCCTTCGCGAAGTTTGGCGACCTCCGCTTTCAAACCGGAAACCTCGTCCTCCAGCCTTCGTTTGTTGGCGTTAACAATCGGCAGGATTTCATCGCCGCGCCTGTTAAACTCTTCGTACCCATAGTGCTTGTCCGGTGAGCCCTTCCACTCTTCCTTGGGAACCCAACCGGCGTCTCTGGCTCTTTTCTCTTCGGTGTCCACTTTCTTGTCTCCATAAAAAAACCGCCTGCTAGGGCGGCTGTTGACTTGCTATCAGGGGAGGGGCTTATTTTGCGAACGGTTGCCTGGATTTCAGATCTGAGAAGTCCACGCCCTCGTCGGCCAGGGCGGTGATATCGATATCGTTCATAATGCGATATTGCTTACCGTCCTTGCCGGGAACTTGGATGCCGCCGTATTTCGCAAATACGACTCTCTGCCCCGGAGCCGCAAATGCTTGCGAGAACCCCGAAGTAGAAATCTTCTGCCCTCTACCGTCCCTTTCTACGCTATGCACCCAACAGTCCGGGCCTGCAGCGATAAGCACTCCTATCGACTGGGCCATACCGTGTTGCTGTTCGACTGAATCCGGTAACTCAATCACGCCCTCGTAGGACTTCTGTACCTCGTCCGGCAGGATTAGCACGCGATCCCCGGCAGGGTAGATCCCCGACGTGTTTACTGACTTACTCGGCCTTAACTCTTCCACATTACTCACTCTCTGGTTCCTCCAGTTGCACAAACGATCTGTCTTCGTAGGCGTTATATATTTGCCCGAAAGCAGACCTCAACCCCCATAAATTTCCCATGCGCGATTGGTAGCGCGATGAGCTATCGACATCGAACGGTTCGTCTTGTAGCGCAAACTTCGCGCTTTCCTCCAACTGTTTAATCAGAGAAAAGAAATATTCAGTAACCGGGCTGTCGTGCCACTCAGTTATCTGTTCCTGACTTATCTTTCCTGTCTCGCTCATTTAGTCTCTCCGAAGAATCAAACGCTACCTGTAGACCCTGCATGCGGGCCTTCATCCTTTCTGTGACGGCGTTAAATTTATCAATCGCCGTCTTGTCGTCTATCGCGCCCGCCTTCTGCTGATTGAGAATGACAACGCTCTCGTCGACATCCATCTTCGACTGGGCTAGGGCCTTGTCTTTCTCCATTCGCGATTGAGCCTCTAGCGTTCGGCGTTGTTCTTCTGCGATTTTCAACTCAATCTCGGGATTCTTAGGCGGCTTTATCGCCGGATTGCCCTGATCGTCTAATGGATATACCTCCTGAACATCGGGGATATCCATCGCCTCCAGCATCCGTCTTTCAACGCTGACCGGGTTGTACCCAGGAACCATCTTTGCCCTCTCCGCCAGGAAAGTAACTTTGGTCAGACCCTCGGTATCGGAGAATGCGTTGGGGTCTGTCGCGGGGATGCAGTCTTTAGGGTCGGCGGAGTAATCGTTTTGCAGAACTTGAGCGGGGCCGTCCAGCGTCTCGAAGTAATCAATCGGATTCAGGTATTTCCGGTTGAGAAGGTAGTTCTTCCTCAATTCCCTTCTAAACGATCTGTACTCGCGTTTGAAAATTGCGTTGAATACTTGCAACCCCTGCTCGAGCATCGCGCTCATGTTGTACGCTGGCGTATTCTGGCCGGGATTGCCGCCGGTCATAGTCTCTGTGACCGATGAAACTTTCTCCGAGTAGTTAATCAACAGAGAAAGCAGGTTGAATAAAACGGGGGAGGGCTGGTTTATTGGTAACGGTACGATGCTGTCCTTGAGCGACTGTCCGGTTGAGTTGACCCTCAACCATTCAAACGGCTCTTTGAACTCCACCTTACCGCCCTGTATTCTCGCGCCTCGCCCCAAAAAGCCATGACTACCGTTATTCAGAGTACCGGAGTCAATCAACTGGTTAATCAGGGTATTAACCGAGTCGTTAAGCGGGCCTAGCAGGGAACCAAGCCCAAGGTCGTAAAACCCGCCATCCGGAGAGGGGATGAAGCCATACTTCGTATAGTGTTCCTCAGTCCGTATCTCAAGGATCTTGGGGTTCTTTTTGTTGGATGCTTCTAACTTTTCTATCTGCTCAGCAATCTTTTGTTGCTGTCCCTGTAGTTGGAGGACTCTCTGCTCGGCCTGTTGCGCGGCCTGTAGTGCCTCCTGAGTTATTTCCTGCCCCTGCTGCGGGGGCGGCACCGACGCCATAACCGCTTGGATCTGAATGTTGAGCAGCTTTAGCTGGTCCGTTAATTTGTCTATCTCAACGGATTGCTCGGTTTCTATATCGCCAAACCTCGAAACAATCCTCAAGACCTTGCCAGAGGATTGATCCACGGTTACAACGTAGGGCTCGGGATAGCCGTCCTCGTCCAGATCGAGATAGCAATGCTGCTCAAGCAGGGGGCGGTCCCTTAGATTGTCTTGCGAGGGTTCTACTAGCCCCTGGCGGTCATCGCTTACTTTCTTTTCCGGGGGAGTTATCGCCTGATGCAACTCCTTATCGGAAAACAGCCTCTTTAGAACGCGACCCCGGATCTTCCTTTCGGACAGGTTGAAAAATTCGGTTTTCCTCTCGCAGTCCTCGATTGTCTTTGCGTAATAGTTAACAATCAAGTTTTGAGGGAGCACGAGTTTCGATACGTTGTGTCCCGCCTCGGAATCGAAGAACGTTTTCTTGAACGCCGTCCCGACAATCGGCAGAACGACGAACATCTTGTCTGAATCTTCCTCCCAGTTCTCATCCTCTTCGGTGAGCTGGTAGGACATGTGCTTCGATATTCTCGCGGCACGAGCGGCTTTCTGCCCGTCCTTGTCGGCACCGGTCACGCGATATTTCACGATATTCGGCGCTTTGACTAAAGCGGGGTAGGCGCGGGCATTGAATTGAAGCGCCGCGATAGTAACTAGGGGGAATTTGACGTTGGACGAAACCTCCCAGGGCCAGTTCTTGTTCTCGACTATCTGAACGGCTAGCTTTACGCCATTCTCGGTGCGCTTCTCCCACTCGCTACGCGACTGCTTATCGGTGTTATACCCCTGAACGGCATCGCGACCGATGCTATCGGAAAATTCCTCGCTCAACAGCGCGTCGATATTATCGGATGCTTGAAGTTCCCAAATATTCATGTATTAGCGTTCATCCATCAGTAACCAGTAGTCGGGTTTCGACCGTGGGAATTGTGATCGTGGTAAGCCTGTTGATACTCGGCTTCTTCTTCCTCTTCGGGGGTTGAGGGTTCGTCCATGCTGTTCAGCATCAACCCCAACCACGCAAAGGCATCGAACTGATCCTTGTATTGATGCTTGGGGTAGCGTGTGATCTCTTCCTCAAAGTCGGGATACCAGTCCGCCGTCTTGTCAAACTTCACCCTTCTCGCCCTGGTGCGGGCCTGCATGCTCCTGCCGCGCTTGTCCTTGTCCTTCGTCGGCTTCAACTCGAACAGGTTGATGTAGGTGTTATCGTCCTCCATCTTCTTGTAGAGGAAGGGGCCAATCGACTTAGCGATGTTCTCTTGCTCTACCCCGAAGCACTCAGGGTGATACGCATCGTTGATCGCGAATAGTTCCTCGATGATCTCCAAGCTGTCTATGCGCTCTCGGCGGACATCGACAATATGAAGAAACCCATCGGAATCCAGTCCGCCAACGATATTCACCGTGTAGGCGGCGCGGTCGGACTCGGAGATAGCAAAGTCCGCGGCGGCGTAGTAGATCTTCTTTTTCTCCCTGTCGAGATCGGACATAGGGAGAAGATCTGACTTGCGATAATACGAACGTCCAGGGTCTACCGGATCGTTGAGATACTCCTGACCATAAATGTCCAAAGTTCCCAACTGAGCGAAGCTGGCGCGGATCTCAAGCAAGCGATCCTTGGAGAATGCCTCCTGCCACAAGATATTCGAGAAGTCCGGGTCATGAGCCCGATACTTGACCGACACCCACTCGCCCGGATTATGAACTTTCGAATAAGTCCTAAGCGGCTCTTTTACGGTGTGCTTTGACTTCTCGTTCGGCATCGTCTTCTCGAGAAACGAGCCGAACCCGATGATCGTGCCCACACCCCGGATTTTCCCGCCATCCGAGGTAATGGGTCTTACCGTTCCCTGGAACCAATCCAAGAACTTTTTGCGAGTGTTCTCATTGAGAACCATCTCTTCGTCTTCCATGTCATCGAAGAGAACCGAATCGGGGCGCTTGCGCTCCCACTTCAGCCCGCGCATTCGTTGTTGAGCGCCCTTGGCGATAGCCCTCGACTTGGTCCCGTCGGCCCACTCAAAAATCAACTCGGTCTCGGTCTCCTTGCGGAACTTGGCAAAGCCGAGATACTTCGCCATTTCCTCGTTCTCAACGAACTCGGTCTTGATTTCCTGCAAGAAAGCACTAGCGTTCTTTTCGTTTGACCCAATCATCAACATGTGACGAGAGACTCGAAACCCCAATATAAAAATCGCGTAGGCGAACGTTATGGCCGTCGATTTAGCGTGTTCCCTCGGAGCGGCAACGGACACCATCGGGTTGGCACTAAAAAAAAGCGCCCACATCTCAAGATGGAGCGCCGGTATCGGCTTGGGGTTGTTGTACCGAGAGAGCAGGTACTTGGTAGTAAAGCCGTCTAATGCTTCCGCTAGATCCCAGTCCTTATCCTCAAGGCCGGGTAGGCGCTGCATTAAACAAATAGCTCGGGCACTCTCGC